CATTTTCAACTACTATTCTTTGACTAAAATAGTTTTCACCAGCATATGCTTCTGATGTTCTAGCACCACTATAAACTTGCTTTACTCTTTTATGAGTAAAATTATAGTAATCTTGAGCACTATCTGCTGCAAGATCTAAACTTACATAGTCACCTGCAGCAAAAGGTGATGATGTTCCTTGAGGGAAATCAATATAAGTGTAAGTAGTGGCAGTGCTAATAGAAACAACCTTAGCAGATGTATTACTAAATGCTAAAGTAGCTGCACTATCTTTTGGAACTACAAAATCAGTTACAGCTGCAGTAGGTTCAGTTCCAATAGCCACATGTGTGTTTTGTCCAGTAGCAACCACTCTTATCGCAGTAGATTTACCAGATATTGGTCCTGACTGCTGAGATGCTGCACCCGTGGTTATCGAGGTTCCTGCTCCAACTGTCCTAAGCGTCATTCTCTTTATACAGAATCATTTTATTTATTTATAATTATTCCTCATCTTCAGGCTCAGACTCTACTGCTGGTTCTTCTTTATCTGTACCAGCAATAGTATCAGCATAACCTTCTACATCTTTTTGTAATTGAATATCATCTTCAGTTTCTGGTTCATTGCCAAAAAGTGCATTGGCTACTGCGTTTTTATGATTACTTATTCTCTCTGCAGATTTTGCATAAAGTGCATCTTTAATAGCGTCACTTACCTGAGAAGGACTATCATCCTTGGTAATCATATCCATTAATTCATCCATTGTTTTAAAATCCTTACAGTTTATTTATTAGATTTCACCACCCTTAGGCATTTCTACCTTAGTTTTGGTTTTATCTTCTATTTCTGGTTCCATAGGAAGCTGTCCCATTTCACCACCCATTGATGTTTCACCTTCTACTTGAGTTGGGTCCATCATCATCATGGCAGGATCAGGTACTACCCCATCCTCAATTTCCTTCTTCATCAACTTATCCTGCTCAAGAATTTCTTCATCAGTTTGACGAAGGATCTTACGTCTTAGATAATCTTGTGAGAAATATCTACCAACATATGGTTCAGCAGATGCTACCATAGTTAGTCTTTCTGCCATTAACTCAGAATCTTTTAATTCTGCAAAATGGTTATCATAAAGGAAGTCATATTGTATATGCTCACTCATGATATCCCAATCTTCTGGGGTAATTACATTCTTAAGAAGTAATTGAGTCTTAAGAATATCACTGAATAGATTAGAGAATCTCTTCCTTAATCTACCAACAAACTTACTAAATTTAACCTCATCTCTTAAGATTTCTGATGAACGTCCTAAATTAAAACCACCATCTCCACCTATTCTAGTAGGAGGAACGTTAAGTGACTTATAAAGTTTCTCTTGGAAATACTTAATATCTGTGATTTCTCCTAAGTTTTGTCCACCTGGAAGTGTAGTAATTTCTGTTCCTCTACCACCTTCTCTTCTAGGCAACCAAAAATCTTCCAACATAGACATGTATTTCTTATCATCTCTGATCTCACCAGTGTCAGCATTATATACTAACTTGTTTCTATACCTCATCATTACGTCTCTGAGGTATTGTTCTGCCTTAATCTTTGGAAGATTACCTACATCAATATAGAAAATTCTTCTTTCTGGTGCTCTTGATAGTCTGTATATAACCAAACTATCCTCAATCATTCTAAGTTGATTGACTGCTTTGATTGCTTTATGTAAGTAAGATAAGGTTGATCCTTTGTTTCTATCTACTAATCCACTGGTGCAATACGCAACAGAATCCCTAGTCATCTTAATTCCTTTATTTCCACCAGTCATTGCTGATGGCATTTGGGATGGGAAAGTTGACTTAGGACTATAAACAAAATACTCTTCAATCTCAGGAAACTCATATTCCATAGGATTGTCATTATTAATATTAGCCATTCTGGCATCTTTATCTTGCTTCTTCTGCTGTCTTACATAGCGAATTTTCATCGCATCAATATATCTTAATTCAACTATTCCTTCTTCTGGTTTCTTTAAATCAATTACTTTATGATAATGAATTCTACCATCTATATACCAGTTTCTATAGATTTCATGTGCTTTCTTATCAAAATCTAATAAGTCTTTAACTGCTTTAAATTCCTCTCTAATCTTTTTCTTAATACCATCACTAGCATTAAGATTAGATAATTCAATTTCTACTGGTGAATCATTAGTATCAGAAACAATTGCTTCATTTACAATATCTTCAATAGCACTATCACACTCAGGATGAAGTGCCATCTCCCGATATCTTTTTATTAATTCAAACTCAGTTCTATATACACCCTCAATATCTACATACGAACCAAAAAAACCACTAGTTAAGTAGTGGTCCGAGCCGTCAGCATTATTCTGAGGAATCGGAGATACCACACCTGGTGGTATCTTTTCCGTATCCTCTATTGAAAATCCAAATAACCTTGCCATTATTAAAAGTTAACCTTATGTTTTATTTATTAAGCTCCAGCACCTGCCCTTTCAGGATAGTAGTATTGGACCTTCAAGGTAACTCCAAATTCTTGGATAGTGTCACCTGTGTCATATGACAATTCTATCGCATCTACTGTCGTAGGCCAAATATCTACGAACTTATATTGAGCAATAATCTTACTATCTGTAGCAGGACTATTCATTCCTTGAGTTCCAGCATCATTTCTACCAAGTTGATAGACTGTTGCTTGACCCATATAAGATGAAGGATCAGTTAAACCTGATGAATCACCATACTGAGCAATGTTCTGTGCCCATGCTTCAAATGCTCTTCTATGTCCGAAGTCTGTATCATTAATAACTGTGACACTCCAGTCATCGACTGTTCTGTCTCCAGCAACTTTTAAAGTACGACCCCTGAATGGAATGTCAATGTTTCCTACATTTGATGCAGGAAGAGATGCTGCTTTACATAAAAATCTAAACCTATCACCATCAAATGCACCGCCACCATCATTTTGTATTCCCAGATCTACACCATCTGGAAAATTAACTTGGACCTCAAACAGATTGGGGCGGACACCGCCACCAATCAGTTTAGATTTGAATTGAGAAATAGTTCTCTGTGGAATTACTGCCATTTTTAAAATCTCCTTTTGTTATTTAGATATGATAAGTTAAACTCGACCTGCTACTTCTTCAAAGCTAACACCAGTTCTGGTGGCAACAAATGTAAGAGTAACATAGTTGATTGACTTGGCAGGCTTCAGGAAGATGTCTGCTCTGAATTCATTATTATCAATAATATCAGGAGTGTTATTTGTCTCATCGCAAATGACTAGGAACCCATAAAGTCCTCTCTTAGCTTCCACATCTCTTAGATATGGTTCAACAATGTTAACAAAGTTTGCTCTTGTTACTTGATCATTAAGTTCAAAGAGTTGTGCTTCTGCTGCTTTCTGTAATGCTTGCTCAATTGTTAAGAATAATCTTCTAACATTGATTCTATCAAATGCAGATGCATAACCTAAACCAGTCTTATCTCCAAAGAGCATAATACCAGTTCCAGGTTGGTTAACTATAGAGTTAACTCTTAGTGGATAAAGTTGATCTCTTTGTGCTTTGTCTGGGTTGTAAGCAAGTTTAATTGCATTATTCAGGATTCCTCTTTGCTGACCAGCAGGTGAGAACCAAGGATAAGCATTAACACTTGTCCTTACACATAATCCAGCAACGTCTCCATTAGTTGGTATCCAACGGAATTTGTTGTTAAATCTATCATAGGTATACTTATAACCTGTATCAAAGATAGCATAAGATGAAGATGATAATGAACTGTAGAATTTAATTACATTATCAGTCTGTGTGTCTACATTAGTTACATCTACAATGTCTGCTCTATGAGGAGATATTGTTGCTATACAATCTTTTCTTGCACCAGCAATAGATATAAGTCTATTTGCTTTTGCTTGAGATTGTGCCTTATCACTTAATCCAGGACCACCAATTAAGTAGTCAACTGCTATTTCATCCTTATTCTTAAATAAGTTGTAAGATGTAATTAGATTTCCAAGAGTTGCTTCATATCCACCAGTAGAAGAATAATCTTTACCACCAGTAAGTGAGTAAGTATCATTTCCAATTACATTGAAAGTAATACCTTGAGCATCTCTATTCCAACCACCATTAGCAGTAGTAATAGGAGTATATCCAGAACTAAAGTCTGATACTGCTACAAATCCATCAGAACCATCTGAAGGATCATCTCCAGCATAAACATACTTAGAGTAAAGTGCTATGTAATCCTTATAGTATATCTTCTGAGGTGCATTTGCTGCAGAAACAGCATCTTTTGCCTTAGAAAGATTTAAACTCTTCTCAAGAATATTTCCTTGAATACCTGTAACTGTTCCTAAGTCATCTACAACTACCACGTGGATACCATCATTCTTAGAAGATCTATCTTCTGCCCACTTTGAAGTAAGCGGTCTAGGAGATAAAGATTTCCAATAAACAGTAGAGTTAGTAAGACCAAGTGTTTGTTGATCATACCAGTCTTTAGCATAATTACCACCAACTAAGGATATAGTGGCAACTCCTACTGCAGATGAATTTATAAAGCTAACATCATTACCATCTAATATTGCCCTTGCTTGATCCCCTTCAGCATAAGTTATTGCAGTTGAAACACCAAGAGATGTAACCCTATTGGTTATTTTAATATCAACAGTTGTTTCTCCAATACCTGTAACAATACCTTTAAGATATCCAGTAAAGTTTGAAGTATCACCAGAACCAGCAACTACTTGATTAGTTAATGAAACTGTTACACCTTGTCCAACAGCAACAGAAGTAGTAGTTCCTATTCCTAGAGTTTGGTCTC